CAAATCCTGTATCACTATACCCTACACCATCACATTCTAATCTATCAAAGCTACCACCATAAGGAACACCTAAACTATCCCTTTTCCAAGAGCTTGTTTGTAGTCCTTTAGTAAGTTGTATAGCATCATCCCTAACTGCATTTGTATAGTTTTGTATAGGGTAAGTTGCTGATAGCTCAACTAATTCAAATAATGAAATTACGGCTCTAGTATCTATTGCACCATCATTTCTAGCTATAATTATATTTGGTTGGTTACTCACAGAAATAAATTCATAAGTACCTGCTGTAAATATTCTACCGAAACTTCCATCTGTATCGCTATCTTGAATTTTAATAGAGCCTACAATACTATCAACTACTATTCTTACTTTTAATAGTACGTTAGTCACTGCTACATCTTGTTGTATATTCAGGTATACACTGTCGGAAGCTACATAGTCAAATACTATATTTCCACTACCGTCTTCAGTTATATTAGACGCTCCTCCATCATTAAATATTGTCCAATTTGATATAGGAAACTGTATAAGGTTATTGCTTTCACTATACCCTACTAAATCCCTAATGTATCCATCAGTCTCACACATAGGTAAATAAGCTACTACATTATCTATCTCACTTTGATTAAGTATATAAGACTTTAGTATATTATCTTCTCTGTAAAGAAATTTCTCAGGATACTTCTCTAAGTAGTCTTTCTGTGACTGAGTAAATAAACCATTATAGAATATATAGTTATTATGTGTAGAGTTTGTATTCGCATTATTGATTACATAGGTAGTTAATGTTTGTAGTGACTCATCATAAGTGTGAGTATTATCTATAAAAGAATATATAGTATTAACTTGTGAATTAATATCTACTGTTATATTCATATCTACACCGTTGAATCTACAACCTCTACCAAAATACATATCAGCATCATACTTAGGTTGTGTACCTACATCTACTAACTGTCTATTACCTAGTCCATCTATAGTAGTAGACCAATTATAGTTTATTAGAGGGTTGTAGAATATACTGGGGTCTACTATCCCCCTCCATCCCCACTCCTTAGTAGGATATCTCTTTGCTTGCTGTAGTGTTATCATATTATATCTCCTTACTTACTTGCAGCTGATGAACCAAAATAGAACCCTATAATACTCAGCAGTATCTGTTTAATAGTATCATCATATACTATACCTTTTATCTCTATAGTAGATGTATAAAACCATCCAGGTTCTACTATGACTGTATTAAGTCCAGGTACAAATGCAGGGGCTGCTACAATAAATACTAGTAAACTCATCATTGTTAATACAATAAATCTCCTAACATACTTACCTTGCCCATCATCTACATTATTAGCCTGCTCCTTAGAGCCCATCATATCCATCATCTGTCTATGTCTATTCTCTGCTTGTGTAGCCATATACTTAAGAGCAAATCCTCCTACAGCACTAGCTCCCATTGTTATTAATTCTACTGAAATCATTTATTCTTCCTCCTATTATTAGCTCTTAGGAGTTCACCTCTCTTATAAGCCTCTATCATTTCTATAGTAATATCTCTATTATTATAGTAGTACTCTCCATTGCTTTGTAAGCCTATAATATCTCCTTCTAGCTCTTTAATATATAAGTATAGAAAAGGACCAAATGATAGAGCTGCTGTTATAATAAAAGCTCCTACTATAGAGTGCCAAGTTAGAGTGTTATTAATAGTTGCTATCTTAGTGTCTGCTTCTATTGTATGTTTCTGAAAGGAAGCTAATAACTTATTAGTTGTACTCTTCCCTTCCTGAAAGTCCTCTATAAGTATATCTAGTTTAGTACTAATTATTATTATCTCTTCATCTGGTCTTCTTCTCTCCTCCATAATCCTATAACTTTCTTTCTGCTACTACATCTATGAAGGATACCTTAAGGACATTACCATTAGACTCTGTTCTATATTCTACCTGTAAGTCTATATTATCTCCTGGAATATGTGTAATAGGGAAGGCATAGAATACAGCATTATTATCTGTAACATCTTTAGCCTCCTTTCTTACCTCATTCCAAGAGATACCACCATCCACTGTAAACCTAAAGTAAGCACTTCTAGTAGTAGTATTATAGTTGAATGTCATAGAGAATTTAACTTCATATACAGTTCCTTGAGCTGCTGTTACTAATAAAGAGTTAAGAGGGCTATATGTATTAGTAGTAGTACTAGCCCCTGCCACTTTACTGAAGTGATAGTCTGTAGTTAGTGCTTCTAAGTCTGTTGTTTTTGTATCTAATATATTGATACTTGCCTCATGTAAGGATATAGCAGAAGTATTAGTGGCTATATTAGAAGTATTACTACCTATATTTGTTGTGTTAGTAGCTACTTGTGTATTAGTACTATTAATACTCCCTGATAGGTTGTTTGTCTCTGCTACTACACTATTATTAAAGGTATTAACCTTATTCCTCCAATCAAGTAGTGCCTCTCCATTTATTAAATCAATCCAATTTATTGCCATATCTTATGCCTCCTTTTCTTCTAGTATAAGTAGTTGTAGTTTACTAGTTAAGTTCTGTGTAGGACTATCTTCTATTACATCTACTGTAATATCATTATTTTTTAGGAAAGCATTTATAGCTGCAAGAGTACCAGAGGATAGTTCTTCTCCTGAGGTAGCTGCTTCTATATAATACTCTGCTATCATCTTATGTAGGTCATTAAGCCTATTTATATTTGCCTTAGCCATTATTCATTCTCCATATTCTTCTATCATTGCTTTACCTACTTCATTTACTATAGGTAAGTTATTGAAAGGCACTAAGGACTTCCATCTACTTAGTGTTCTCTCATCTGTGAAGTCTCCTTCTACACCTGACCTTAGTATCTGAATTAGGTCTTCTCCTAGTCCTCCTGATGGTCCTAATAGAGATGACATACCATTCTTACTTGACCACTCTCTTCCTAGCTCATTATTACCTGTAGCTATTGCACCATAATTATATACACTAGTCATAAAGCCTAAAGGAGCTGTATAGTTTAGTGACTCTCCTATTGCTCTAATCCAATCTTCTTGTCTATAGTTATCATAGTCATACTTAGCATCTATAGGGTGTATTAATCCTAAGCTGATAGCAGCCTGTTCTCTTAAGTACTTAATACCTAAGTAAGTAGCTACACTAGACATAATAGCTCCTCCCATTCTAGCTTGGTCCTCTGCCATTCCTCTTCTAAGTAGTGTCTCTTGAGCTATCAAAGGAAACCTCATAAACTGTGTAAATACTTTAGTAAACTCTCCTGGTGTCTTAAGCCAAGATGGTAAGTGCATACTATCTCCTTGTACAACTACTTCTTCTATCCCTCTAGAAATAGCTAACTGTAGGCTGTCCTGTTCCTTACTAGATAACTTAGATAAGTCCCAACCTTCATTAGATGTAACTTCCTTAAGTTTAGTACCTAAGCTCTTAGCATCTTCTTTAGATAGTCCCCATCTAGCTAGTCTCTTAATATCTACATTACCTGCCTTAAGCTGAGTAACAATAGCACCACCTGTGTAGTCTTCCATAACTCCCATAAAGTATCTCATCCCATTATACTTCATTAGTTTATCATTAACACTATTTAGTTTATTCTCTAACCATCCAGAGTTAAAGCCTGCTTCTGTATCTGAGTATCTATTAATTCTACTAGTATGTAGAGCATCTTCCATAAACCCACTACCTATTAAGTAGTCAGCAAACTCATCAGTCTTACCTTTTGTAAATAGGAGTTCCTTAGAGTTCTTGAGAGATTTAAACATTCTACCTGAGAATAGTGCTTGTGTACCATTTAACATTACACTAGCTGCTAACTCTATAAACTGATTACCTCCAAATCCTCCACCTAATCTAGCACTATTAAAGCTAGTTAAGTTCCTAGTAAATGTCCAAGAAGGAGTATCAGCTAGTTGGTTCATTCTTAAGTCTCCTAGTAAGTCTCTAACAGTTCTTTCAAAGGCAGCTATCTCTTTAGGATTGCTTATTATGCCTTCTTTTAAATGTTCTTCTCTTACTAGTTTCATTATATCAGATAAATCATCAGTACCAAAGGCATACTGTACAGACTGTCTTCCTGACATCTTATAGTGGTATGCACCTACTACCTCATCAAACTCTGACTTAACTACATTAGGCATATACACCTCATTAAGATATAATTTCTTACTCTTAAGGTGTGTACTAAATGGTAAGTCTTTTACTAGATAAGAAGTTGTAAGGTTATTTAGATTAAATGCAGACTCATTAAGTAGTTGTACTATTCCTTTAGTAGCTTCTTCAAGCTCTTTAGTACTCATACCTTTATTTCTAACATCATTAGCTAGTCCATTAAATACTTCAGAAGACACTTGTTCTTGAGATATACTGCCATCCTTGATGCCTCTGTAGTTGTATGTTCTAGGAGCATATATTCTATTAGGGTTTAAGTCTTGTAGTTCTTTAATACCAGACTGCTGACTTCTATCTAACATATCTTTGAAGTAAGCTCTATATTCATTAGCCCCTTTAACTAAAGTAGCATCACCTTTAAACTCTACCTCTACAGTATCATAGTATTCATTCATAGCCTTTCTATTCTCTTTTAATAAGGCATCTCTTTCAGAATTAGTAATATCTTTAGTATTCATACCTGCTGTCTTCTGATTAGCATATGCTGCTGCTTCTGTCTTCTGTCTATTAATAGCTTCTACATATACTTTCCATATATCCTTATTAAAAGTATCTAGGTCTCCCTCATATCCTTTAGCTCTAGCCTCAGCATGAAAGTTACTCATATTTCTGGTAAGGTTATTATGTAAGCCTTTAGCTTGTCTCTTAACATCTACACCTGTCTTATTTATAGGTATAACATTACCATTCATATCCTTAGCAGATACAGTAGGGCTTACCATTCTCCCCATAAAACCTCTTAGTAAAGAACTCTCTGATTGGTATACTGTATGTATATCACTCCTAAGTTTCTCTCCTATGAAAGGTATTCTATCTATAAGAGTCTTATCTATAGGTGCTATATCCTGTAATTTAGGTATACCATTCTCATCTAGCTCTATATGTAACATAGGGTCTCTTTCAAAGTCTCTAGTATAAGTATCATTCTTAGGGTCTAGTGCATTAGCTACTGTATGTTTAGTAGGTCCTACAAGTGCTCCTGAGAGTCCTCCTAAGAAGCCTCCAAAGATAGCTCCTATAGCTGCTGCACCTAAGTAGTTAGTAGGCATACCTTGTACATCAAAGAGTACCTCATCTGCAACATTAGCTGCTGCTCCTGTAATAGAACCTGCTGTACCAAAGGCTGCTATCTTTCCTAACTTACTAGTAGCATTAGCTAATTGTGCTCCTTTAAATACTACACCTAATGGTAATAGACTTGAAGGAGAAGCTATAGCAGGTAATAGTCCCATACCTAGTTGTGTAAGTACACCATCCTGTTCTATAGCCTTCTGAGAGTCTACAAATATCTCTCTTCTCTGTGCTATCTTAATTGCATCATCTTTATTGTTAGCAGTAAGCATAGCCTTCTTAGTCCCACCATCTGAGTCCTTATAGTAAGATTGAAACTCTTCTGAGCCAAAGTCTAAACTACCTTTACTATCACTAGCAGCATTAAACTTTAGTGTTGGATTGTTATAAGGAAGAGCAGCAGGATTAAGAGTATTCCAATAATCTTGTGCTGTACTCTCTCTCTGTACTCTCTCCTCTGTCTGTATTTGTGTATCCTCTTCCATTATATTTCTCCTTATTTCATTTTAATGCCTCTATTAATTATATCATCTGTAAAGTACTCTAATGCCTTTACTCCTCCCTCAGCTTGTGCTGTAGCCTTAATCCACTTAAGCATATTTACATCAGCAAAACCTTTCTTTATGTTGGTTACCCCCTGACTCTTAGCTATTATTTTAGCATAGTTTTTAAGGTGTGGTAGTAGCTCTCCTGTTAATCTATAGTGTTCCTGCTCTTTAGGCTCAGAGGCATATCTATTAACATACTCTTCATAATTATTAGTAGCAGAGATATTCTTACTTACTACTTTTCTAAGTGCTCTTATACCATGTTCAGGAGTATCAAAAGAGGCAAATACTTCCCCACTTCCTGTATTACTCTGTCCATTCCAATTATTAGCCTTTAACAGTTTAATATTTCCTAGATTATTATTTCTAACATTTATAGTTCCTTTAGACTTCTTAGCTGCAACTACTATAGCTTCATCTATTTTAGCTACCTTATGTTGATTATCTTTAAGCCCCTGCTCTACCATAAACTTATCTTGTGTACTCATAGTATCATTAGCTGGTGGTTCATTAATAACAGTAGGTAACTCCATCTTAGCTGCCTCTAAAGATAATACAAACTCACTAGATGCTGCTTCTTTAATCTGATTAGGCTTCCAACCTTTAAAGAACTCTTTCTGTCCTGTAGTCATACTATTAAATAGATGGTCTTGAAACCTATCTACTAGTGTACCTGCTACATCTACTGCACCTGCTGGTACTGATGCTATGTTATCTATTATTACTCTTGTGAAAGATTTAATAGCTTTACTTGCTCCTGCAAGAGGGTCAGTCTTAATAGCTTCAGCCTCAGCATCATGTTCATCTAATAGTCTAGTAGTTGTATTACTCTCAGACTCTTGTATAGTATTAGATACATCTCTAACATCTATTGTACCTGACCAATCATTCTTAGCTACTACTATGTTATTAGGTAGAAACACTTTAGAAGTAGTACCTGTTGGTAGAGCACTATTAATAGCCTTGTCTACCTGCTCAGGGTCTATTATATCTCTGTGCTCTGCTGGATTATTAGCCATACTCTTATCTACTTTAATACCTGAGGAGTCTTCTCCTATTTGGTCACTAAAGTTTCTGGCTATATTCTTATACTCATCAAGAGCTAATTGTGGATTAATTTTAGTTAGTCCTTGTACTACACTTAAGAACTTATCCCCTTGTGTACCCAGCTTAACTGCTAAATCAAATATCTTAGAGTTATCACTAGGAGAGAGTTTAACTGTAGTAGTAGCTTGTTGTGCTTGGTCTACAAAGTCTTTTACTTGTTTCATATCCCAATCAGGTCTAGCTTGACTCATATAAGATACACCTAGTACTCTAGTATACTCATCATCTGTGAACATTTGTCTAAGTACTCTAGCCCCACTAGGCTGTTCATTAATCTCTTTAACTCTATCTAGTATACTATTAATCTCTTCATTAGTGCTAGACTTATTAAACTGTACTAAGATACTCTGACCTATTTCTCTAGTAAGCTGTCCTTCATTATCTGCTATCCTAGTAAAGTTCTCAGAGTCTCCCACTAAAAATCTAGAGAATAGTTCTTTAGTTACTGCTGCTTGTCTCTCTTTCTTTAATAGGGGGTTATCTAATGGTAATGCTCCTGGTCTATCTCCTACAGGGTATGTACTATTATATACATCAGCCTGTGTTCTTTCTTGATACTTCTTATCTACCTCTTGCTTCTGCTTCTCTGCTGCTAGAGGGTTGCTAGCTGTAGCATCAATAGAAGGATACATAGTACTAGGTAAAGCTCTATAACCATCCTTAGCATTAGCTGCTAGTTTACTATAGTGGTTGTTCTTAATCTCAGCCTCAAACCCTTTAAGTTGTGTCTGCATACCTCTCTCTAGAGCATTAACATATTCTTGTCCTTGTTTTTCTCTAGTAGTAAGGAACATAGGAGACTCATAAGGTGCCTTAATGTCTGCTATATCTTGTCTAAGTGTAGCTAATCCTTCTTCTGTTCTATCTGCCATACTTATAGCTGCCTCAATCTCTTGATAAGCCCCCGCCAGTAAAGACCTAGATACAACTACCTTCTCTAATTGAGGGTTAGCTTTAGTATAATCATTAACAAAGTCTGCTTTAGTCTTACCAGCTTCTTCATTAGTTATCAAGTCAGAGACTCTCCCTTCTCCTCCTTCTTTAATCTGTCCTGAAGGTGCTTCTGCATAGGCTAAAGAGGATGAGTATGCAGAGTTATATAATGCATTATTCTCTTTAGTTCTTCTTCCTTTATCTGCTCTAACAAATTCTCCTGAAGATAGAGACTTAAATGTAGATACATAAGCAGAAGGTTCCTCTGCAAGACCCCCATAAATGTTCTCTAGCTGTTCAGCCTTTCCTACATCATCTAAGTCTAAGTACTGCTCAGATGTGACCATATTAATATAGTCCATACTAGCTTTATTAGAGTCTATTGTCTTCTTAGTAGTAGTATAAGTATTAACTGCTCCTGTTACTAGTTCAGAAACCCCTTCTAGACCTGTATCACTGTTAGCTATGCTCTGTGCCTTTAATGCTTGAGTCTTAGCTCCTTGTAAGTTTACACCTACTTCTGTTATGTTTGTTCCAAATAGGGCTTCTGCCATTTTAACTTCTCCTTATTATTTACTTAGCCATACCTGCAAATGAGGTTGCTCCTGATATACCAGCACCTATAATAGCTACTGTACCATCTATCTTAGGACCTTCATCTGATAATACTGCCGCTAACTCTTGATGAGCTTGTAATAGTTTATTATTTAAGTCATTACTTATTTTATCTTGTTGGTCTACTAGTTTATTAATAGACATCTTAGTCTGTGCATCTGACTCTTGTACAGCTTTACTTCCTTGTACATACAGACTAACCATAGCTCTACCTTGTGACCTACCTGAAGTAAGTCCTTCCTGTTTAGCTATTGATGTACCTACAGCTTTATCTACTGCTTGCTTAGTCTTAGTACTATTATTGTACCCTGCTCTAAGAGTTTCACCTACAGCATTAACTGTCTGCTCTCTAGTAGTTGCTTTCATAATATTAGTACTATCCTCTACAGCACTAAACTGCATCTTAGCTCCTAATCTTCTAGCCTTAATAGCTGCTTCTTGCTTTTTAGCTTCTGCATCTATTTCTAGGAACTTAAGTCCTGCTCCTACAACTGCTCCACCTGCTGCTGCTATTAATAGTAATGGGCTCATTCTTGTTACTCCTCTTTATTGTTTATATATGTATATCCTGGCTCAGGAAAGTGTATCTCATCCTCAACAAATGTACCTCCTAGTCTAGCTGCCCCCTTATGTAGGGCTAAGTTGTTAGGGTCTGATTGTATTCTTATAGGTTTAGTTCTATACTTAATAGTATCCCTAAGTATTCTCCATTGTGCCTTACTGAACCTATTATCCTTAGCAGCTGTAATTATCATATCAAACTTAAAGTCTAATAGGAAGTAACTAATAAACCCTACTAGTTCTCCATCCTCTGCTATATCTTCCCAATCTTGGTGCTCCCACATATCATAACAAGCTAATGTATCTGCATATCTATCTGGTAAATGTTCCTTTAATCTGTCCTCTATAGTTCTAATCATCTCTTCTCTCTCCTTCTTATCCTATTAGATTACCTTAGTACCCTGTGAGAGTCCTTTTAAGACCCCTACAAGACACTTACTAACCTACTTAACCCATAAGGCTGTCTGTGCTGCTCCTGATAGCTTAAGAGCCTCTGACAGCTCTGCTCTAGTTACAGTATTATCTATAGTATTATCTGCTAATACCCAAGTAGTAGTCTCTACATTATCCATTACTAATATAGCCCTACTCATTCTATCTTGGGCTTTCTCATTACCATCAAATACCTTTCCACTAGCTGTTACAGTTATCTCACTTACTGCTTTAGCTCTACTATCTTTCCATTCAGCATCTAATCTATCAGCTTCCATCTTATCTAGTTCAGCTTGTGTATACTGTGGTTCTACTATTCCACCAGCATCTAAGTATGCTTGAACATCATCTGTATACTGTCTGCTAATACCATCTAATAAACTGGACTGTCCTTTAGTTCCATCTTCAAACTCTATAGATACCCAATTAAGAGTATCTTCTGTGTATTTTAATTTAGTTATTATCATTTTGTTTTCCTTAATATATTTCTGCATCTGCTTTAACGATACCGCCATAGATTGAATCTGAATCTACAATAGTATTCGAGGCATCTGTTGAAGTTGCTAATAAATTATTAGTAAGACTTACTACAGTAGCATTTAGTGTATCCCAAAAACCGGTTCTAGAGTTTATTACTATATCTGAAATAGAAGGGGTTACTCTCATTTCATTAATGAAAATAGACTGTTCAGATCTTCCCGCAGAAAATCCATATCCTCTAAATCTAAAATTAGCAATCTGATAATATCTCTTACACAACATATCAGTCTCACCTATAGGTAGTACCTCAAAAGGTGTAGCTACTGAGCCTTGTTCTAGTTGGACTTTTCTAATGTATATTGTACCTATTTGTGTCGTTATAGAATCACCGGTATTGAATTTAACTGCAAAAGTATAATTGTCATCTGCATAATCAGGTAAAACAATTGTTTTAGTTAATATGTTATTTGTATCAGCAACAAGGTTAAAAGTTTCTGTTGAAATAAATGTTGGAACTGAAGATGGGTTAACATCTTTTTGGTCTATTCCAATTACACCGAATTCAACTTTATCAATTCCACCACTTGTGGCATAAACTTCTGCTGATACTGTAACAGTTTTAAGCTTTAATGATGGTGTACTCTCTATACTGTTTGTAACAAAACAATATGGTGTTGATGCTAATTTATTAAATGATAAGCCATATCCATCAAGACCACTTGATAATGCTTTTGTTACGCTAGCATCACCAATTGTTCCAGTATTGAAATACCATCTATCTGAAGTGTATGTAGTTTTGACATTTAAAAAATTATCACCTCTCTGCCATATATCAAACCCACCATTGATGAGTAGGTTTTTTCTACCGTAATCTATAGTATCTATAGCTGACTGTGCTGCCTCTGCTGCTGAAGTAGCACTATTGTTCTCTGATACTAAAGCTGCTGCTGCACTTGTAGCTGACTCTGTTGCTGAAGTAGCTGCATTACCTTCACTTACTAAAGCTGCTGCTGCACTAGCTGCTGAGTTAGTTGCTGAAGTACTTGAGTTATTCTCTGATACTAAAGCTGCTGCTGCACTTGTACTAGCATTAATCTCTGAAGAAGATGCATTAGTGGCTGAGGTATTAGCCTGTATAGCACTTGTATTTGCATTAGTAGCTGAAGTAGCTGCATTACCTTCACTTACTAAAGCTGCTGCTGCACTTGTAGCTGACTCTGTTGCTGAAGTATTACTATTAGCTGCTGAGGCTGCTGAGTCATTAGCACTAGCTAGTGAAGCTGCTGCTGCATCCTCTGCTCTCTTAACTGAAGGAGCTACTAATGTATCTCCAAACTCTTCTGCTGTAGTTGCTACCTCTAGCCATATACTTGTAGACATTGGAGGTGGTGTAAAGAATAGAATACTATTATCTACTACCTGCCACTTATCCACAAACACTAAGTCATCTGAATTAGCTACATTTGTTCCTCTCTTCCATAAGTTAGTAGGGTATAGGTGGTTAGCTTGGTCTGTTGTGCCATCCTCTAATACATCCTCAGTCCCATCTGGGTTGAGAGTATTATCAAAGATGTATACATAAGGTCTAGCAAACTGGCTGCTTCTGATTATGAAGTCAGATAAGAACCTAGCTGATGCTCCATCTCCTGTGTATAATTTTTTAGATATCAAATTAATATCTCCTTTATTTTGTTCTTGTACTTCTCTGACTAAAGAAAGCCTCTGCATTAACTGTAGATAACTCAAAGCCTTTAGTAGCTAGTGTACTATTATTTCTAAAAAGTATCTCAACTTCTTTACTATTACTCATTACTGTAACTTTACTATCATCTATATATACTCTAGTGTATAGAGGGTCTACATCTAACCATCTAAGTGTATCATCCCATACATCAGTGTCATCCCATATAGGACCATAGAAGCCTTCTGTTGAGGTTGTCCTAGTAGTACTAATAAGTTCTGTCTGATACTTACTATCATCATTAATAGTATATAGTAATGTTCTTAACTGTAATCTTCCTCTAGTAGTTCCTTTACCACTACCATCTCTTACAAAGAACTCAGAGAACTTTATACCTGATAAGTAATCTACTATACCATCTGAGTGTGTATCATTATATACTATAGTATCTATATCTCCTGGTACCTCTAAAGACATATAACATAAGTCACCATCTGAGAATAAGAGATATAGGTCATTGTTAATAATACTAGTATCTACTATATTCTTAGAGAATTCCCACTTATGAAATGCTCTCTGTAACTCATCATTTTGTTTATTAACACTAGACAGTACAGTAAGTTCTTTAGGGTTAGTACTATCCTTTAAGAAAGTAAAGCCTAATACACTATGTCCTACTATCTTATTAATAGTATTACTCATATATGTAGGTATGTGTAATGATAAATTTACTGCTTCTGTTAGTTGTTGTCCTCCATCTGTCACATTATATGCATACATCTGACTAAACCCTCCTGCTTGAGAAGAGAAGTATATCTTGTTACCTACTGCTTTAGCATCTGCATCTTTACCATATGTATAATTAGATAGTGCTGTTATCTCTGCTGTATTGACTGTTAGTGGTCCATTATCTGCTCTAAGTATAAACTGTGTATCATCAGAGAATAGAACTAGCTGTCCTGCTGTTGGTACTGCATGTCTAAGTACTGTAACATCTGTAGAGGCTACTGCTAAGTCAATAGGGTCATCATCTAATGTATCTTGTATAGTCTGTAAGAAGAAGTCTCCATAAGCTCCTGTCTGGGATAGTATAATATTATCCTTAGTAAGGAACCCTAATCTATTTCTAAAGAAGAATATATCTATAATAGGACTAAGTAAGAAACTAGGGTCCTCTATAGAGTCTGAGCCTCCTACTACTCTATCTCCCCAAGCTGATGTACCTGTAAGAGATAATCCATCTGCTGCTACTTCTTGAAAAGTATTAAATGTAAAGTTACCACTTGCTAATCTATAAAGTGCATGTGGCATAGAAGAGCCATCAAGCTCAAAGAGTACACCAGGTTTTGTTACTTCTTTCCAACTCTTATTAGGGTAGTCATATTGTAGGTAGTAATCATCAAAGGCATCTGAAGTACCACTAGTTACTTGTACAACAAAGTTATTTAAATCTGATGGTAAGTTTACAGGAAGTTTAGATGCTGAGTCTATAGTTTCCCATACACCCAGAGAAGCTTCATCTCCAAAGCTATCACTCCAAGTCCAATCTGACCCTGTGAAGCCTGTCTTATAAGCTATAGACCTAGATGATTTATCTACTACAGCTAAGGCTTTACTTGCAAAGTATGTAGCTATATCTGGTCCTGTATTTAATTGTACTTCTGTTACTCCTGGTAGTGTATTTATATGAGCTACTAGCTGTTCACCATTTAAGTCATATGTATACCCTTTTAAGTAGCTACCTGTAGTGATAGGGTCTGTCTGTGTCTGCTTCTGTTCTGTTACTACACTGGCTGTCTTCTTAATCCAATAGAAAGCCATATCACTAAAACCTGTTGTAGGTGTAGTAGCTGTAGTAAACTTAGGTGTCTTAGATATATTAACTATAAAAGTAGTATCACCAATAGTCATAGCTTTAAATGTCTCTCTAGCTATTTGTCCTATACTTAGAGATAGATAAGTACTAGTAGGTGATGTATATTTTAGTATACCTGTATTGACATTATGTACATATATCTTACCATCACCAGGTACAGTAACCATGTACTGCTCATCTCCTGTACCTCTATCATATGTATACACATAAGCATCAGTGAGGTTAGCAGGAAGTCCTGGTAATATTCCCCTAGTGTTAATAGGGTTTCTTCTGAGTACTCCTCTAGTCAAGTTTGGGATACAATTAATCATATCATTAACTTGACTATCAAATCTTCCCTCTTGATATTGTTGTGTAACACCAGAGCTTAAATTGCTAAGTGTAAAATTTACTAGTTGTGATGGCATTAATTAAAGCTCCTTCTTCCTTTATTACCATATAGACCTGCTATTAAGTAACCATTATGTATTCTAGTAGATACTCTACTGTTTCCTAAATTGAAGTCCTGAGATTGTAGTTGTCTTCTTTGTAGATTAATTAGAGCATCTTCCTCATCTCTTACAGTAAAACTATCTGTCTCTACTGCTCCAATTACCTTTTGTTGAAACTTTCTTGTTGCTCTTAGTGATATATACTCATAAGCTTCAGGAGGTAACTCACCATAATCTACTAACCAAGTTACATCTGCTACTAAGGTTTCATCTATAACATATGTTCTATTATTATAGTCATATATCTTACCATTCTTTATTGTATATCTATGCTTGAACTCTGAGTTACCAAAGTCAACTCTAAGTGTATTAGGTGGCATAGTAATAAATCCTAAGCTATCTGGTACTAGTGGGAAGTCATAGTCCTGATTGAAGTACCAAGACCTAGCCTGTACCTCTACCATAGTGCCTTCTACAATTCTCTTAGCTGTCTCTCCATCTGTACCTATTGGTAATGTATCTACTAGTGTTCCCTCTATGAAGGGTGTTTCCCCAATCCCTAATAAACATACATTTATCATATTTAGTTTACTCTTAGTAAAGACAGTGCCATCAGCAAAAATAGTAGCCATATTATTTATTCTCCTTATTATTTAAGTATTCAAAAGCCTTCAGTAAACTGTCAGCTGTATCCCCTAATAGCCCTAAAGCTAGATTGCATTTTCTACATAATACTCCTCTGAAGGCTTTTATGTTTTGCTTTTTACTGTGGTCATGGTCATAGCATAGTTCTTCTGTTCCTTCACATATCTCACAACAAAGTGAAGAGGACATTGAATTATCATACTCTTCTAAAGTTATATTATACTTCTTCTTCAGCCACATACTCTTTCTATATTCTGGTCTACCACTAAGATTGCCTCTCACCTTTTTCTGTCTACAAGGTTTACAAATATTTGCTCTACCATACTTACTATCTTTTGATTGAACAAATAAATCTAACTCCTCTTCATTCAAAGCCTCTAGCCCACACCCTTTACATTTTCTAAGCCATTGACTCATTCTCTATTCTCCTTATTCTTGTATAGTCTCTATAGACAACCCCTAAAGGCTGTCTAAGAAACTAGTCTACTCTTAGTCAGAGTTGATAACCTCCATACCCGTTGGGTTCAACGCGCCCATACCTAGAGCATAGAAGCTAGTAAGTAGGTAACCTAATCTACGAGGGTCATAGTTAGACTCAGACTGAATGTCCATAGCTTTAACTACTCCTGCTACATCCTTAGTGAATACTAAAGCTAGTAGTTTAGTGTTAGTAGTAACATCTAAATGATTAGTCCATCCCATAGAGAAACCTGCAATCTGTCTAATCATACCAACATCAATACCACCATTGTTATTAGTCCAATCGGCATTAACACCTCTTGTAGACTGTACAACATTATAGTATGTAGCTGGGGATACAATAACAGAAGGTGTCTCTGTTACATTCTTAACATTAAGATTTGACTTAGCCACATAGAGTGAAGCAATAAGAACATCACCTTTATCTTGTGCTGTAGCTGCTGCTAAGTATCCTGTAGCTACAGTTGTACCTGCTGCTTTCTGTCCTGGTAGTGGTGTCATTGCTGGTACAGCATTACCTACCATTGCAAATACATCCTTATCAATCTTAGTTGCTAGTACTTCACCTGATTGAAAAGCTAATTCACCACGGACTTCATACTGAGCTAACTTCTCATCTAGTGTATCTAGAAAGTGAGAGTGTACATATCTATTAGTAACTGTGATTGTTACTTCATCATTTGCAAGTACTTTAGAGATTACCTCTTCACCTCTTACATGTGTTTGAATATCTGCTTCTGATGCTTGACCAGTTACAATAACCTTGTATTAAACATAGCTTGTTAAACTATGCCCATTATTTCTAATGCTATATATTTCTATATAGAGTAGACTATATCTTAATTATACTTATCAATATAAGTAGTTAGGTTGTGTAGTATTTGTTTGTCTTCTTTTATAAGACCTAGAGCTGTGTTACAATTTGAACATAATAGTCCTCTTGCTTCTCCTGTAGAATGGTTATGGTCTACCACTAAAGTCTTATCACTAGGTAACCTACATCCATAACAGACATTACCTTGTTCTTTTAACTTCTTTGTATACCACTTTAAATCTACTCCATACTTGTTTATAAGCTGTTTCTCTCTTACACAGAGTTTACATTCTCTTCTATATCCTGTTTTGTTTTTATAGTATTCTGATAATGGTTTTACTATCTCACATCTAGTACATTTCCAAGTCTCAAATGTGCTCCATACACTTCTTCTATCTAAACAACCACAAGATTTATAAACATTTCCTGAGTCTATTCTCTTCTCTACATCTCTATCACAATAGTCACAATGGAATACTCCAAATCTTCTATTATGCTTACCTACTTTTCTTTTACCTAAATCTTTTATTAATTTCATTTATATGTACTCCTATTTAGTATGTCATATTATAGTATAATTCACTCTATTTCCATTCACTTGAATGTACTCCTTAAAGGATAGTCGTTGAACCACACCCACTTGGGCTTATCGGCTGCTGATTGTCTTCATCTTATTTTGTTAAGAGTTTCCAGCAATTAAGAGTGTTTACCCACAACTTATTGTAGTAGCTTGTTATGCTGCTAAAGCTAATTGTGCTGTCTTACCTCCTGAGATATTTCGAGTCTTAATTAATCCTAATCCAATATTCTTTTCTCGGAAGGCTTTAATTACTTCTCCTGTATATAGTTTAAGTGCTGTACTTCTTCCTACATCTTTATTTGGTAATGTTGCTACTTGAGCTGCCATTTATTATTTCTCCTGCCCATCTGGGTCTTATAATATACCTATTGTATATAGTTATTGTAGTATAAACTACACTCTAATTCAAACTGTTTGTTTAGAGTTATCTGTTTCTTCTTACCTTAGTAAGCTCTCTCAGGCTCAATACAACACACAAGGGAGAGAGTTCCTGTATGCTGTATTGAACCCCCATAATGGGGACTCTCTAGAATATATCTGAAATACTCATCTTAGACTCTACCTTAGCTCTATAAGCTGGGTTAGTCTTGTACTCTTCAGAACCTATATCTTTAAAGAACTCTTGTTGTGTAGAGTACCCTTTAGAAGGTGTAGGTGATGAAGTATTAGTGTGTAATGGTCCTGATGGTGTCTCTCCAGCAGCATCATACTCAGCATATAGTGTCTTAAGCATAGCCTGTTGAGCTACTTTAGGTACACTAGCTAATGTTGTATTAAACTCTTGTACTTCCTCAGCAGTCTTGGCTTGATTAGCCCATTCAGCTACTTGCTTAAACTTATCTTTACCTCCTCCAAGAGGCTCTAATACAATATCTAATGCTTTATTGCTCTTGTATTCTTGAAACTCTTTAGCTTCATTTCTTCTAGTAATCTCTGCATCTACAGCAGCCTTATCATAACCAGCCTCAGCTAGTTCAGCATACTCTGCATCTGAGAGTGAACCATTATCATCTAGAGATGTAGCATACTTGTCATACTGCTCTTGCTCTACTGCTTTAGGTTCTGTTGAGGGCTCTTCCCCCTCTGTAGATGGTTGGTCACCTCCTTTGAATTTCTCAAGTTCTTGATATGACTTGATAACATCTTCAACTGACTTTCCTTTAAACTTTTCTGGTACTTCAAAAGCTACTTCATCACTAGGTAATGTTGCTACTTCTTCTGTTGGTGTATCTGTTGAAGTTACTTGTTCTACCTCTCCTTCTGTCAATACAGCTGATTGTTCTACTGTGCTCTCTCCTTCCATCTCTACTTCTCCTTCTTAGTTTGTTTAGGTTTAGGTGTTACCTTAGGCTTCTCTTGGGCTTTGTTATACTCTTCCCAGCTTGTATATTCATATCTCTCTTTACTCATCTACTTTCCTCCTTGTGCTTTATTATTATCTAGCTGCATCTGTTGCTGCATCTCTTGTTGTTGCATAGCTTGTTGCTGTTGCATCTGTTGTTGCTGCTCTGCCTCTCTCTGTTCCTTAGATTTTACTATAGCTTCTCCATCCATACCTAGTGAGGTAGCTACTTGTTTAAGGTATGCTGGTACATCTAGGTATTCTGCTATTACTTCTGGACCCAACTGAGCTATTGATTGTAGCATAGTGTTAAGGTTCTGAAAATCTCTCTCTCTAGATATAGCTGCTACACCTGTTGTTACACTAGGCTCTGCTATCTTAAGTACTCTAGGATTAAGTTCATGGAGTATAAGTGTTATTAATGGTGTTTGAAACTCAGCAGCTAATACACTAAAGATACCTCCTAAGGTTGACTCTAGTTCTGCTGCTGTAGCTCTAACCTCTGTAGCTGTAGTTCTTTCTGAGTCTCTTACTTGTCCACTTAGCATCAAGAAAGCCTTAGCTAATCTTTGTTCTAGTTGTGCCATAAGATTTAGAGGTACTTGTAAGTCTGCCCCTTTATTTACTTGGAGTGTAGATACTTCTCTTTCTAGGTCTCCTAGTACAAACTCTCCATTAGCTGCATTATTTAGGTCCTCTACCTTTAATGTACTACCTGGTCTTAAACCAAATAAGTGCATAGCTGATATTCCTGCTCCTTCTACAATAGTCTGAGTAAGTCCTTCTAGACTTCTTAAGTCTCCTAGGTACTGAGATACTAGTCCTCTACCATAGTCTTCATTATTTACTGCTGTCCATCTAAGTATAATGTAAGGGAGTGTAGCTTTAGTATAGGTCTTCTCTGAGTTAGGTATTACTATCTTATCTACCTCTTGCCATACTTTATACTTGTCCATATCTTCTCTAACTATCATAGTATATATATGTTTAGTATCTGTTTCTGCTACTTCTGATGCTTCATGTTGTATATGTGAAGTACCTTCCTTATCTTCTATAAGTTTCTGTATATCTTCTGGTAGTGCTTGTATAGATATCTTCTCTTTAATAGCAGCAGTTAATACATTACCTACATAATCTCTCTTGACTACATACTGATAAGGGCTAAATACTTTAAGAGAGCCTCCTGGTACCTTATACAACATACTGTTTCCTGTTACTATAAGAGATTTTACTGCCTCATATACAGGAACTCTTAATGCTTTCTGATTAATATACTCTACTACACTCTGCTCTAGATTAGATAGGTCTGAGTCTAGTTCTTTTAAGGCTTTCTCATCTAGTTTACTAGTCAGTTCTTGATTAGGTAATAATCTAAAGAATACACCAGTAGGAGGTAGTAATGCTAAGAGGAGTTTAGATGCTAATGTATTTACTGCATTAGGACCTATACTATTGTAAGGTGTAGGTAAGATACTTGATTGGTCTTTTAAGTCTACAGGAAAGATATATGGTAGTGTAAGTTGTGAAGCATCTCTCCACTCTCCTTCCATTGAAGTTCTTACTGTCTCATTACTACTATAGTAAGCCTCTGCTGTTCCATATTCCTCATGTACCTTCTCTACCCTTTGTTTATTCTGTTTCTTCATTTAACATTACTCCTATATTTGTACCCCTTGGTTAGCAGGAGTTTGTGTACTAGCTGTTGAGGCTCCTTCTATTCTTAATCCTGTTGTTCCTTTCTTCTTAGACTTTAACTTTTTCTTCTTCTTCTCCTCATCTAGTGTACCTCCACCTCCTCCAAGAGCTGACCCTCCTATAAGAGATTTATCAGAGCCTACTGAGATAGGTGCAGCAACTTCTGGTGTCTTACCTACTACAGCTTCAGTAAGTGCATCACCTGCCTTAACTAGTCCTTTATCTATATCCTTTACAGGGTCAAACTTAATCTTCTGTAAGTCCTTGATAGGGTCAAACTTAATGTTATCTTTGATGTCCTTGATAGGGTCAAACTTAATAGCATTACCCATTACAGTTGTACCCCATCTGCTGTCTTGCCTTTAGTGGAAGACTTAGGAGACTCTAAAGGAATTCTTAAACCTCTAGCACCTTTAGTTTTAGTATCTATAGACTTTCTTCTGTCCTTAGTTGTATCATCAAATGTTGTAGCTACAGGGTCTAGCTTACTACCTACTGATGTCTTAGTATGTATTGCCTTAGGCTTCTCTGCTGCTACTTGTCCTTTTGAACCTCCCATATTACTTATCCTCCTTTACTTCTAATTTAATTTTAATCTGTTCTACTAATATTCTATACCCTGCTAATACACCATACTCAAAGGGTGTCAACTCTGTAGTAGGTGTCTTATTAGGAGCAATCTCTTCTAGCCATTGTATAAAGTATACATCAGTCTCCATCTTCTTCTATCTCCTCTACTTCTACTTCTTCCATATTATCTAACATAGGTAGTAGGTTCTCTGTGAAGATAGTATGTGGTTGTGTAACATCATCTGTTAGTGTACCATCTTGATTACCTATTAAGTAACTCCCTACTACCATCAATAGAAACTCTAAGTCTGCCTTATGGTCTGTTAAAGCTCCTATCTCTGCTAAATTGTGGCAGATACTTGTAAGCTTATCCTCCAATAGTTTACCCTTATCCTCATCATTTAGGTAAGCCCCTATGTTCTCTGCTCTTAATCCTTGTGATATATTAGTAACTGTATTACTCACCCTTATCTCTCTCCTTTATTTTAACTTATATGGTAGGGAAATAGCTTTACCATTAGTACTACACTGCCTGTAATAACTGGACTCTATCTCTAGGTTCTCTAATAGTTTTCCCTTTCTGTATTTTTTGTAGACTTCCTACAGAGCTCTAACTTCTTCCCAACTACCTGTCAGACTGCCTTTAGAATATTCTGTTACTTTTCCTTCAAACATACTAGCTAATACTGTACCATTAAGTTCTTCCATAAATGGTAAAGGATTCTCTTTAATACCCCAGTTAGATTTAAAGCCTATTAGCTTAAGTCTTTGGTCTGCTATATACATAATATACTCCTGTACTAATGATACATCCATATGAGGCGGTGATAATTCTACTACTAAATCACACTCCTTCTGTACTAACTCTCTAGTTGCATTGTATATTCTCTTCTTTATTACATCATCAAAGTGTTCTTGGTTCTCTTCTACAAAGGTTCTGAATAGCCAACTATTAGATACAACATGCTGCTCTTCATCCTTAATAGACCACTCTACTATTGTACCTAATCCTTTGTACTTATTAATAGTCTGGTACTTAAGTAACATAGCAAATTGAGCAAAGAGACTAACACCTTCTGTGAGTGTAGCATATACAGCTAACATATACATTATGTCTTGTATGTATTGTTTCTCTGAGAACTCTTCATAGTCCTCTAGTTTCTTAACTTGTGACTCTACAACAAAGTTAATCTTATCAGCCATCTGTTCATCCTCTAAGTACTCACTATAGAATTCATCAGGAAAACCTAATGTCTCTGTGAATAAGGAATAGGCTGCTATATGTGTACTTTCTCTATCTGCATTGCCTCTAAGCATCATACTTACTTCAGTAGGTTTAAAGATTCTTAGTAGTACATCATATCCATGTCCTACCTCTACATCATTCTGAGTAAAGAGTCTCATTACTTGTGTAATAAACTCTCTCTCCTTATCATCAGCCCTAGCAAAGTCAGCTACATCATCTGCTAAAGGAACTTCATCATAGTGCCATACCATCTTATCATGTGTTTCCCAGTGCTCAAAGGCTTGTGGATACTTCATTGGTTTAAATGTTCTACTTGCTTTTATAAGTGACATGCTTAAGTTCCTTTTTTAGTTTCTTTACTTCTTCTTCTAGTCTCTTTACTTTTCTCTTTTCCTGCTCAGCTCTGACTTTAGTAGCTATCTCTCCCCAAGCCTTATCCTCTTCTATTGTAAATCCATAATCCATTCTCTTCTCTCCTTATGCACAGCTTAAACATGTGTCTGTTTCTAATTCTATTCTCTTCTGGTCTCCCATACTTGCTCGGTTCAGTGCTTTAGACCGAACATAATAGAGTGACTTAAGTCCTTTCTTCCAAGCTTCCATATGTACATCATATAATATCTTAACATCTATATCTGCTGGTAAGAATAGGTTAGTACTAATACCTTGTGTAATATACTTCTGCATAATAGATACATTATTTACTATAGCATGTGGATTAATCTCAAAGGCTGTCTTGTATACTTCCTTCTCTTCATCTGTTAGGAAAGGTAAGTGTTGTATGCTTCCTCCATTCTTATTTATAGCTTTCCATACTGAATCTACATTAAACCCTTTCTCTTGTAGTAGTTCTTCTAAGTATTTATTCTTAATAGTATAACTACCTATATTAGACTTAGCTGTATATATATTACTAACTCTAGGGTCAATACCTGGTGATGTTAAGTTACATAGTGTACTAATACTAGCAGTAGGGGCTATAGATGTAACATTAACATTCCTATTGGTACTACTTATTCTAGCTGTTCCTTTCTCTGCTCCTAATTTTTTGTTAGAAATCTTGAGTCCTTCTGCTATGTGGCTGAAGACTTTCTGTGTTAGATAGGTAGTACTAAGAGACTGCATAGGAAGCCCCTGAGCCTGTAAGAATGAATGCCAGCCCATAGTACCTATTCCAATACTTCTTTCCTCTATGGCACCTCTACGGGCTCTCTGGAACCCTTCCTTATCTTTTGTTAAATCAATGAAGGATTGTAATACATTATCTGTATACCTATGTATGTCTTCTAGGAATAGTTCTTCATTCATCCACTCATAATAGTACTCTAAGTTAACTGAAGTTAGACAACATACACCTGATGTAACCTTATCTGTATGTAGCATAATCTCACTACACAAGTTACTAGTCTTAATCTCTCTCTCATGCATCTTATATTCTATAGGAGCTAGTGAGTTAGCTGTGTCCTTGAAGAACAAGTAAGGCTCTCCTGTCTCTACTCTACTGATTAGTATCTTCTTCCAAAGGTCAAAGGCATCTACTGTATGTGTAGGGTTACCTGTCTTAGGAGATATTAAGTCCCAATGGTATCTATAGAATACAGCATTCATAAACTCATTAGTAATAGTAATACCATGATGTATGTTAGTACTTCTTCTCTCTGAGTCTCCTGTTGGTCTTCTAATGTCTATGAACTCTAGTATCTCTGGGTGGGATACATCTAGATAGACAGCTTGTGAAGCTCTTCTAAGTCCCCCTTGACTAACAGCAAGTGTTGTACTATCTGAGACTTTGATGAAAGGGATAATGCCTGATGACTTACCACCTCCTTTGATAGATTCTCCAATACCTCTAATGTTACTCCATGTTGTACCAATGCCACCACCATATGAGCCAAGCCAGTTGTTCTCCTCCCAAGTGTCAAATATACCTGCTTTGCTATCAGTGACCTCATTTGTGTAGCAAGATATTGGAAGTCCTTTACTAGGTAAGCCTCCGTTACTGCTGATAGGTGTACTGGGCTGGAACCAATAGCTCCTGACATATTGCTTAACTCTTTCCTTATGTTCTGCATCATCTGAATATGCTCCAACAATTCTTTCCAACCAAGCATCATAATCTTCTCCTTTAGTAAAATATCTTTCTTTGTACATCTCCTGTGAGTAGAGAGGTAATCCCTCCCATCCTATCACTCTACTTCTCATCTCTAAACTCCTTCATTATTATATCTTTAGGTAAAAAATTATAACAGTAGTAACTACTACTAAAAGTAATCTTATTATTATCTTTCTGTTGTGTTATAAACTTCATTCTCTTTGTAAACATAAGTAACTGTAACTGCTTATCCTTAAATAGTTGTTTAGGTGCTGCATCATTTAGCCAAGTGTTAGTCATTATTAAAGCAAAAGGTTTATCAAAACTTATAGCTCTCTCAAAGAACTTTCTTTTATTAGTAAAGGGTGGGTTACTTATAATAATATCCCACTCTTCTGGTTCATACTTAAAGAAATCTTTTCCTTCTTCTATGTGGCTATACACTACAGTATTTGTTTGTCTTATCTGTTTAACAAATTCACTATCTTCTTTATCAAAAGGACACCAAACTATTGCTCCTTCTGGTATATATTCTAGTATAGGTTCTACACCATACCAAGGAGTGAAGCACTCATCATTCTTTCCTGCTGAATATAATATATCCTTACTTCTCATTTCCAAACCCTTTAGTACACTTCTCAGGTGGTACTACATAATGTGTACAAGCCTCTTGAAAGTTACAGTAGTTACATAACCAATCAGGACAATCCTTATCAGGCTGTACATCTAGTTGTGTAATAGATAGCTTACCTTTAATGTATGTATCTATAATATTAATAGGTGTTAGGTCTAGCCATACCTCATTGTACTCAGGGTAAGCTGCATAAGAAGCATGACCTGGTGTGAATAGATAGATAACTCCTTTGTCTTCTATATCAAATAGTCCCTCAAATAACCACCTGTAGATACTCATCTGTAGTTGTTCTTTCTCTTGCTCTGGTACTGGGTTAGGGTTAGCCTTAGTTCCTATGCCTAAGAACTTCTTAGTAGGGTAGTCACCTTTAAGCTTGACATCTCCTAGTCTCCATTTGTTTACAGAGTATCTCCATCTAAGCTCATCTGCTGTACCTCCAATCCTAGTACCATCAGGTAATGTTCTTACCCAGCTAAACTCTTTGACTGTACCATCTTCATCTTGGTCCTCTATTACTTTATGTAGTGCACTACCTAAGAAGGACTTAAATCCTACTGTCTTCTCTTGTTTGTCTTCATCATAGACTGTCTTAGACTTAGCCCATAGTTGTGCTGAACTCATACATAAATCAGTCACACTATACTCACAATCTTTAGGTCTATACATGGACTTTAACCATCCTTGTTGTATTCTTGTGCCCATATTATTTACTCTCCTTATTTACTTCATTATATACTGATAACTTACTTGCTAATAATGTAGCTATACTAATAAGAGCTACACCTAAGGCTACTTGCCACTCACTATAATATACTATTAGGGCATATCCTACTACTTGTGCTCCAATCTTTACACCTCTTTCTATGTTACTAGGTTTATTCATTTATTTAACCTCCTCTAACAATCTTTCTAGGTAGTGCTGTGCTTTTAGTAAGTCCTCTCTACCGTTCTTCTTCTTGTACCTAGATACATACTTAATAATATTACCTTCTAAGTAACCTAACTTATTGGATACAATATAATCCCAAGGCTCTATGTTGCCTTGATAGTGTGTGCCTCCTACTTGTTTAGCTGCTGCCTCTGCTGGTGAACCTTCTCCCTCATAGGGGGCATATCTAATCTCTCCTTGCTTAGCCTCTGCATATGTTAGTTCTTCAAACTCTAGTTGTTTATATCCCATATTATTTCTCTCCTTCAAATAGGTATTTCATATATTCTGGTACTTGTTTGTACATCTCTTCTGCTACTTCTCTTATATGGAAGTGAGCACTCTTAGCTCTTCTTAGTTCTAGAAAGTTAATAAGACTCCTAGCATTAAACTCTACTACCCACTTGTACTGATAGGCTTGAGGTAGCATAAGACTAGTAATCTCATTAGAGTATCCTTGTTCTACTAATACCTCTATCTGTTTAGAGTATGAGTATAGTATTCTATCTACATACTCATTACCTGTAGACTCTATTACTATCTGTCCCTTGTTTAGTGTATACCTACTAGACTTACAAGCATAGTGAGCATGTCTATGTCTAGTCATCTCTAGTAGTACCTTAGTACTAGCCTCTATCTCAAAGATGAAGGATGTAAATTCTAATACACTACTATGCTTATGCTTAAGAGCTACCTTTTTAATCCTGTTGTCTCTCTTCTCTAGGTCATCATAGCATCCTTTATCATAGCACTCACCTATAGCCCAGTCTGTAAAGGTTAGGGTAGGTGTATTTATTAAGGTTACTTGCATAAGATATCTTCTATCATTTTCTCTGGTCCAATGAAGTCTACAGGTTTCTGTATCTTACCCTTAGCATCCTTCTTCTCTGACTTGGTATTGTTTGCTGCTGTTACTGCTAACATAATGTCATCAAACTTATACTTGTCACCACCACATAGCTTATACAATGAGCCTGTTGCTACTACTAGTATGTCTGCTAATGCATCTGCCATAGCTACCTTATCATCTGCTAGTCCTGCTTCTAAGAACTCACCTACCTCTTCATCAAGCATAGCATACTCTAAGCTTCTACTATAGTTTAAGTTATCTCTAGTCTCATTCCAATCCTGTACTTCCTCACACCATGTAACTTCTCTCATTAATTTATATGCTACCATTCTACTTACTCTCCTTAGTTTCTTTTAGTTCTTTTAGTATCTGTTCTATACCCTCTGTATTTAATGGTGTCATTATACCATACTTCTCTTTAAACATTTCTATTGCCTTATACAATATCTTTGGACTTGTCTCTTCCATCCTACTTTCTCCTCTCTCTTTCTAGGTGGTGGCATGTTCTGTGACAGTTACTACATACAAGTATACACTTATGTAACTCACTCTCTACCTTACTCCAACTATGATGCATAACACTAGATACATTAGTCTCCTTACCTTCTTGGTCATGGTGATGTAGTTCATACACAGGCTGGTCACTTACTAGCCCACATATCATACACTTCCTTCCTCCATAAAAGTCAAAGGTCTTCTGCCAGTTCTCTATCCTCTTAGCTTTACTTCTGCTAATGTGTGTCATACAATTCCTCCTGGTCTTAAGTATGTCCAAGCTTTATGTAGTGCTTCTTCTGTGTCTCCTAGTAATCCTATCCCTCTATTACAGTTATTACATAATAGTCCTCTAACCTTACCTGTTATATGGTCATGGTCTACAGACATCTCATGTGATGCACTTCTAGTTTCCTCTCCCCCACATACTGCACAACATCCACCTTGCTTATCCAACATAACTTGATACTCTTCAGAAGTTATTCCATATTTCTTGTACTTACTTCTTCTTCCTCTCTCTGTTCTCTTCTCTAAGGATTTCTCATTCTCTTCATAGTACTTCTTTCTAGCTGATGAGTCACATACCTTACACCTATAACCTTTACCATCCTTAGAGGACATACTATTATAATACTCACCTAAGGGTTTACTTACTTTACATACCGAACATTCTTTCATGTTACTTCTCCTTATTAATGAGTTGAAAACCAATTATCTCCTATCTTAGCTTCTCCTTCCATCTTGATTCTCATACCTATATCTTTTCCAACTGTTATGAATAGTGCTTCAAGTTTTTTACTGAACTTTTCGGCTTGGTCTTCTCTAACTTCTACTTGTATCTCATCATGTATGTTACCTACTATGTGTGCATCATACTCTTCATCTTGTATCATCTTGTCTACTGCTACTACCCAATACTTCATATAGTATGCACCTGCTGACTGTAGTAATACATTAAGTGCTGAGTGTGGGCTTCTTATGTGTAACCTTCTTCCTGATATACCTCTAATCCATTTCTTCTTAGCTGCTTGTTTGACTGCTGCAACCAATCCTGATAGCCCTGTGGTCTTCTTAAGAAACCTTTCCTTAAGCTTGGCTCCATCTTTAGCTCCACCTCCTGTGATGCTTCCAATCTTTCCATCACCTGCTCCATATAGGAATGCATAGATGAAAGTCTTAGCATTATCTCTTGTTGGGAGACCTGCTGCTTGTTGATTAGCTGTATGTATATCTCCTTCAAGTACTTGCTCTCCATATTTTCCACCATCATACCTACTTAGGTAGTGGGATAGAGTTCTAAGTTCAAGCCCAGAGGCATCTGCTCCAACCAATTTATAGCCTCTCTCAACTGTAAAAAGTGCTCTTGCTTCTGCCCCCTTGTAGGCTCTGACTGAGGGCACTTGTGCAAGGTTCGGGCTGCTATGTGTAAATCTTCCTGTAACTGCTCCAAGTATGTCTGCACTTCCATGTATTCTACCTCCTCTTGTGTGCTTTAGCCAAGCCTTTGGTCCCTCAGCTAATTGACCTAGTAGTTTGTTAACTTCTAAGTAGTGTAGTAGAGGCTGTAAGAACTCTTCCTCTCCAAACATATCCTGTAATGTATCACTATCTGTCTTAGGATTTCCTTTATCTGTGAGTATCCATCTCTGTTTACCTAGTACCCTCTCAACCCAGTGTACCACATGATTACCACTACCAGGATTAAAAGTCCTAAGCTTAATAGGCTGATGAGGTCCGACTGTTGATACACCCATCCTCCTAAATGGTCTCTTAGGTATCTTAACTTTACCCTCAGGCAGTAACCTAGGCTTAAAGGTCCCCCACAAAGATGACTCAGCAACTTCTTTCTCTTCAACCAACTCAATGTGTAGCTGTCTTGCTCTATCTTCATCAAACTTCCACCCCCTTATGTATTGTTTAGTTACTACCCTTTGTACCTCTTGTTCAAGCTCCAATGCTTCCTTAGGTAACCAAGCTGTCTTTCTCTTAAGGTGTGTATAGAGTTTACTTGTGACTTTAACATCTTGTATACAGTATGTTTCCATCTCTTTTGTGTACTTACTCCAATCATTATAGTTTCCTTTAGGTTCTCCTAACCTTTCTCCATAGGCATCAAGTGAATTAGACCAACTCTTGTCCTTGTCATAGTATGCTAACTTAGCTAGTATTAATGTGTCTATTACTGGTGTTAGTATTCTTTCTCCTCCCAGTTTATCCAGTACAGGTATATCATACCCAATAATGTTGTGCCCCACAATGAGACTAGCACTATTAAGAGCTGAACTAAGTTCTCTAACATCATAGTATACTTTCTCCTCTTTAGTTTCTATACAGTAGGTAACTCCTACCCACATACAAGTTACATCTAGTAACAATCCATCTGTTTCTATATCAAATACTAATGTCCTAGAAGTCTGCTGGGAGTTCTTGCTCATCTATAAATCCTCCTTCTTCTGTTGGCTCTTCCTCTGCCATTAGTCTTCCTATATCTGGGTAGTACTTAGCATGACCAAGTATACCAACTTTCTCTCCCTCTTCTCTATCTTTCAGGCACCTTATTATTCTCTCATTAGAGTGTTCAGGGTCCTGTTGGTTTCCTTCAAGACCTATTACCTTATCACTGAGTTGGGCTATACTTCCTGACCCTCTAAGGTGGGAGAGGCTTACCTGTATTCCATCCTCGTGGCCTCTATCTCCACCTGGTCTCTTAAGGTGGCTTACAAGTATCATCCCCACTCCAGTCTCTTCAACTAAACTTCTTAGCTTAGTCATAAGCACATCTATTACTCTTCTCTCATTGTCTCCCATATCCTCCAAGCCAGAAACAACAATAGATATATGGTCAAGAATAATGATGTCACAACCTGCTCCAACTGCCAAGTATCTGAGCTTATTAAGAAGGGAATCACTATCCAAAGAGCCAAAGTGGTTATAGAGATAAAGCCTATCAGTACCAATGACTTTCTCATATGCTTCTTTAATTTTTGTAACATTCTTGGGTTCTCCTTTAAACTCTGACCATTTAGCCTTACCTACTATACTCTCATTGAGTTCTATACCTAAGTATGCTCTCTTACTCACTGAGTTGTTCTCTTCTAGAGCTACATGCCCTACAGTTAGTCCATCCTCTACAAGTAACTTGTGTCCTATCTCTCTTACTATTGTACTCTTACCCATCCCTGAGCCTGATACAAAGGTAGTCATTGCTCCTTTAGCTATGGATAGTCCTGTATATTGTGTATCATACACCTCATCACTGCTACTATCAGCCATAAGAGCATCAAAGCCTCCCTCATTAGCATTAACTATACCACTTGGAGTGTACTTCTTAGTCTCATAGTAGTACTTTAATACACCAGCCTTACCTTTATCCTTAAGTACCTCATTAAAGTCCTTGTAGGGGGCTAGATTTATTGTATGTACCTTACCTGGTGGGAAGATACTGCTCACTTCTTGTGTTGCCTTTAGTCCTGCATCATCATTATCAAAGCATAATACTACCTTTTCATATGAATTTAAAAACTCTATATGCTTTACTAGGTCTTTCTTAGCACTAGCTGCACCATTACTTACTGATATTACAGGATATTTACCTCCTAAACCTTCAGCAATACTCATAGCATCTAGCTCACCCTCTGTAATATAGATAGCCTTACCTCCTGACCTCCAAAGATGCATACCAAATGGCAGGACTTCCTTAGGCTTGCCACTCCAGCTGAAGGTTTTATCCTTATATCTAAACTTTTGAGCCACTACTTGACCCTCTTTATTATACATATTAGCTACATGTGCTCCACTTTTATCTTTATAGTAACTAAATTGTTTGAATATGTCAGGACTTATCCCTCTTATTGTTTTTGTTATCTCTTCTACACCTTTTAGTGTCTCATCTTTAAACTTATTACCCATTGGAGCTGTATCTCCCTCTGTTTTATATGTTGCTTCACAAGAGAAACAGTGTGTTAATCCTGTATCCTCATATGAAGTAGCAGCATCTGTACTGCCACATTTGGTACAATTATGTCCCATCTGGTACTTCCTTTATTAGGATATCTACATATCCCTTCTTATCTTCATCATATCCACCATACATATAGGTAACTTTCTTAAGATACTCATAATTATCATCTTCTATTAGGTTATGTTGTACAATAGCATCACAGAATGACTTATCACATATGGATAGTACATTACTTATGTCTCTCTTAAGCTTATTAGGCAGATATAGGGTGTATTCTAACTCTATCTGCTTCATTGGTCTCTTAAGAGTAGGTAATAAGCTGTGGGCTATCCTTGCATACTCTTTCTTAACATTATTATTAATATGATGGTGCTCATTTCTGAATAAGTTAAGGTTTAAGTATATTTTTCTCTTCTTTTTGATACCTATGGAGACATATATGGGCATCCTTACTTTGAACTCCCTCATCGTGTCTCCTCCAAATACAGTGCAGCATTTCTTAGTGTAAGCACACTATCTAATGCATGTCCTAACATTATATTACATTTATGACATAGAAGCCCTCTAACATCTCCTGTAGTATGACAATGGTCTATATGCCAAGTATCATGTTTGCCTTTTGGCTCTGTTGTATGACAGATAGCACATACACCTCCCTGACTCTCTAACAATACATCATAATCCTCCTCAGTCATCCTATATTTCTTTAGAAGGTTATACTTTCTATTAGTTACAGGATTATTATATTTTTTCCTTGTCTCACTCCTACATTTTTTACACATAGTAGATAAGCCATCAGGTTTTCTTTTATTCTTATGAAAGTTGCCTGTAGTATAAGATATATTACAGTTTTTACATTCTTTTTCTCTCATTCTTAATCTCCCCTATAATTTTTAGTCTAAATCTCCAATCCAGTAACTAAGTATTACTAAAAGTCCTCACTCTCTTCTACCTTAGCCTTAGATGTAGTAGGTGTATCAAAGGAGTCAGTACCATCTGTCTCATCACCAAAGCCACTATCTTGTTTCTTAAACTCTACTAAGTTAATAACCTGAATAGCATAGAACTTGAATGAGATACCTACTTTCTTAGTACTACCCATATAGTAAGGAGCAATTCTATACTTAAGTTTAATAGTACTACCATTACCTACTAACTTATCCCAATCTTCTACCTTAGTACCACTACCATCATAAATATCAATAGTATTAGGTTTACCCTCATAGTCTGTCTCTGGTAGCTTAAACCCTAAGAATTCATTACCATCATTGTCTGTCTTGAATAGGTCTGCTAATTCATACTTCTTACCTAGTGTCTCAATCTCTTTCGCAGCACTTTCTTGCATTGCTTGGAGTTCTTCCTTAAGCTCAACCACTTCATCACCATACATACTAATTGAATAGTTACCATAATCATCTACTTCTAATACCTTTGCCCATTTTGCCTCTCCTTTAACATATCCAAAACTCGCTTCTGATGTATTCTCTTCAAACTTAACTCTTCCTTTATTAATTGTTGCCATAATCTTTACTCTCCTTCTTTTTCTTTAAAATCTTCTAGCACACTGTTATATGCCTGTCCTGTAATACTTGCTGTCTCTCCTAGTAAATATACTGTTAAATTATATATATCTTCTAGTTCTAAGTTAGCTTGTGTAATAACCATACTATCTTCTATACTTTCTACTAATAGTAGTACATCATCTCTCTGATACTTTACCTCTTCATAGAACTGTTCTTCTTCTACTGCCATGTAGTACTCTCCTTATAGTTTTCTTTCTCGGTATTTTTTGTAGACTTCCTACATTAACTAATAATATACTCACTATCATATACCTCCTTTAAATCTAGGTCACCTACATATGGTATAGATACTTTATTCTCAGGGTCTAATTCCTCAGCAAACATCTTCAATGGGTCTGATTGCATAACCTCTACAAAGCCTTTCTTATAACAGTTTCTCACCTCCTCTCCCTTGTTAGGGTGTACTAAGAAGCAGTCGTGTATAGTACCAATGTCTGCCCCTATTGTATCAACAACATACATCAATATAGTTGCATCTATACTATGGATAAAGTTTGCTGCTATAGCTGCTAATTGCTTCTGTCTCTTTATACCATCAACTATAGTGTTGAAAGACAATGTCCCTAGTATTGTTTTCACTCTCATTTCTTTTACCTTAGGTGCTGGCTGCATAACAGGTAAACCATATATAGGTGTATACCACATAGCAGATACCTCTAATGGTCTTACTACCTCTTTCAGGTACTCTTGCCCTGCCCTTGCTCCTTTCACTATCTCAAAGATACTCTCATGTGTTAGAGAAGTCCATAGATAATTAACTACCCATTCATCACCTTTCCAGAAGGCTTTACCTGATAGCTTCATATCATCCATTACTTCCCAATTCTGCATCTTCATACCTCTCATTGAGACACTATATGGTACTGTCATTACATTAGACTTAGTCATACTCCTTGTGAAGTTCCCTATCATACTCTCTGCCTCTTGCTTAGTACTGACTGACCTATCTACTCCCTCTTTGTCAATGAAGGACAGTATAGGTGGGTACTTGCCGTCTGAGAGCTTCTCCTCTACTCCAGCAGCTACCTCAGCATATAAGTCTGACCTAGTATCTCCTATTACACAAGTACTCCTTGCACCTTCCTTGTCTCTTAATAGTCCACTATACATCTGTACTCCAGAATTCACTGCATCTAATTGAATAGGTAAGTGAACCTTCCTTCCTTGTACATGGTCTTGTAGAGCCATACAAGCAGCTAGGAACTCATAAGGGCTGTCTGCCTTAGTCCAGTATCCTATTGTCCCTAAAGGGTCTTCAGCGGCTTCTAACATAGCTTGTCTGTTGTCTGTAGCCCATCTAATTCTGTCTGGAAACAACTCTTTGTCTAGCCCATAGGTGTTAGCACTATGTATTTTAAGCCAATAGATACCTGTGTCATCTAGCAGGTGTCCCTCAGCAAACTCTAGCATAGCCTTAACATAGCCTTTTGATTGGGGATTATAGAAGTCTGTCACTGGATACACCCTACCCCTGTAATCTAATTGATATACATAGTAGAATTTATCAAACTCCCTCATCTTATTTACAACACCCATTGTCATTAGGTACTGTAATCTTCTACCTTGCTCCCCATCTAAGCCTATCTTAATCTTTTCTCTCTTCCTATTCCATACTGCCCACTCTTTTTTCTCTCTGTCTGTTGGATTTTCAGGGTAATTTCCGAAACCAGCAATCAAGTCCTCTACTTTAGTAGGTATACTTGTTGGTATATCTCCAAATATTCTAGGTAAGGTTGGTGGACTTCTAGGGTCTACCATATTCTTCTCATACATATACTGTACTACTTCAATGACCTTACTGTTATTCCTCCACCCTGTCTTTTGTAGTTTATTTATAATATTCATAGACTTAGTAAAATCTTTCTTACTGACTATCTCTCTTTCCTTTCTGAACTTTAACTTCATAAAAGGATGTGATATACTTAGATAACCTCCTTTCTTAAAGGCTGTCCAATCTGTTGGTTGTACTACCATAGGTGCCAGAAGGGCTAAGGTAGGGGATATATAGTATTTATCTGATAGAAACTCTAAAGCTACATCAGTAAAGGATAAGTAGAAGGTAGCATATCTATCTATACCTTTTCTCCATTTCCTTTCTTTTGTTATTATACCACCACCACTCTTTAACACTAAGTCAATAAGTGTAGCACCTGCTTTTACATCCTCAGCTACCATCTTCTTATTTCCTTCTACAGCAAACTCCTTTAAGTGTTTAGTTATTAAGTCTTGCTTTCTCCGAGCAGATGCTCTCCTATACTCACTACCTAGGTATGCTATAAGCTTAGGGTTATTCTCTTCAGCAATTCTAAAGGTTTGCATATCTTTTAACTGCCTTACTATCATATTAGATAGGGTTGTCACCTTAATCATATTACTGTGCTGTGATATTTTCTTCACCATCATCTGTAACATAATATAGGCTGTAACAGCTGCATCATCATTACATAGATATTTAATATATCTCTGTGTCTTACCTGTATGTCCTTTGAACTCTGTATCTAAGTACTCCCTAATCTTATCTCTTACTAGAGGAAAGGACACTTTAAGTAAGGCTGTACCATACTTTGTTTCATCAAACCTTCCTTGAGATATAGCATCAGATAAACTCTTAAACTCTTTTCTTTCTAATACATTTACAGCCTCTTCCTCTAACTCCCTCTGTCTCTCATATAAGTCATTCAAGTAGCTTTCCTCCTACAATATTTTTAATATAGACTGAAACCAGCCATTCTCCATTATGCCAATTATTCTCAATAAAATGATACTGTAGTATAGAATGTTTTTCTCTTATATCTATAATATATATTTTATCAAACTCACCATCACTAGAATATTCATCTAAGTCAGCTTGTGTTACCTTAGAGGGATTAAGTCTTACCTTATCCCCTATCTTGAATTTAAGTTTTTTCATTATGCTGCTCCTATCCATTCTGCAATTAGTTGGTGTTTACCTATATACTCTTTATCAAAGTGTGTCTTAGTGTATACTGTTACCCATTCAGGTGATAGGTCATCAGTATAGTTTACTAATATCTGTTGTTTAATGTAGTGGTATGGGAAACCCTCAAGGTTATCTAGCCTACTAATCTCTCCATCATCTACTGCATACACCTCACCTGATATATGAAACCCTTTCTCTGACTCTTCTAATAGATAAGGGAAGGATGCATTTTTACCTATCATAGCCCAAGTCTCTTGTGTCTTAGCTGTGCCTAAGTATGTAGCATCTTCTAGTAGTCTATTATTACCATAGCCTCTCTTAAGTGTACCATATACAAATACTAACTCAGTCTTCTCAGAATGGGAGCTCTTCTTCATCTCTAATATCTCCATCTTTGGTTCCTTTTTCTGGATGCATTCTCCTCTACACCATCCCTCATTCTTCTTGTGATAGTCCCCTGAGTACCAGATACCATCTTCAACCATACCTAACTGCTCATTAATTATAGTAACTCTTCCATTATCTTCCATAAACACTAACTTATTAAGTGTACTTCCTATTATGTTCTCTATTAAAGGTTTTACATCCTCTACTGAATTATAATCACACTCACTAAGCAGCTCAGCCATCTCTTGACTATCAGATTTTACAGTAGAACCCAAACTAGCTATTGTACCATTATGTGCCATAACACCTGTTGGGGTATCAAAGGGGTGTATATTACTAAATGTCTTATCCCCTGTAGTGGCATACCTCATGTGAGAGATACAAGTGTGGTCTTTCATAGTTGAGGCAAGACCCATAAACTTAGAGAAGTCAAATGTCTTAAACACCTGTACCCTATCTCCTTCATACCAAGTCAAGGAATATCCATCCTCATTATGCTTCTGAGCTGCTTTAAAATACTCCATATTAAACTTTTTACCTGCTGGTTTTACTATCATGTGACACATATCTTATTCTCCTATTTTTCTAATAGTAACTGGAACCATTCATCCGTACTATGTTCTCTACCATAATGAATACAATAATTATCCACATCAATCTCTAACTCTCTAAATGTATCTTCAAACTTGTCCATAATAGCATCATAAAAGAAGTCATCATCATTCCTCATAGCTATCTCTATCTGCTCATCTCTATAGTCTTCTTCTAACATATCCTGTCTGAACTCTTCCATTGTAATACTCATAATAATTTACCTCCTATTGTATTCTCATTACACATAAACATAAGACTGTCAAGTTTCCCATTAAAGGTTAATAGTAGCCCATTATTTGTAGTATACTCATTGTTACTATCAAGTCTATATCTCTTACCTAAAGTAAAGTGTATTGGGTGTTCAACACAGGCTTTTCTTTTAGCCATTACTACCATATCAGTTTACCTCCTATTAGGTTGTCTTTGTTTATCAGTACCATATATTTGTCATCAAAGTCAGACCAGTAACTAAGACCATTAGAGGATAATATAACATTTTCACCATCTCTAACTTCTATCTTATGTCTAAGACCTGTATTTGTATATGATGAATATCTACTGACACCTGCCTCATTAAACTTTACTAAATATTTAGAGCTTAAAGTCATAATAGCTCACCCCCTGTTATACTATCAGCAGATACTAACCACACATTCATCCAAGCAAAACCAAGTCCATATACTCTATCCTTTATTCCTTTCTGGGGTTCTACTTCAATAGTCTTTCCACAATAGATATACATACCACCAGGGAAGTAACAATCACCTGTATAACCCTCTATCAATAACTTATCTATTGCTATTCTACTCTTTACTCTTCTTCTCATAATAAATCTCCTATAGCATCTCCTACTAGTTCTAATGTAGTGCCCTCTATACCAAATGCAGTATTGACTTCTAATACATATAGATTACCTTCTCTATCTTCTATAATATCTACAGCACCAAAGTCAAGACCCAAAGCATTAACAGCATCAACCCCAAGCTGACCACACCCAAGAGGGACAACAATATCATTCCTAGCAAATATATAGCCACTACTATGGTTCCAAATATGCTCTCCATATTCTCTTTCATAGCCATTTCTCCTCTTCTTCTTCTTGAAGTCTACTACCTTACCTCCTACTACTATAGCTCTATACTCAGCTACCTTATCAATATATTCTACATATAGTGGTGCTTCACATACTTCATCTCTTAATCCTACTTCTATACCTTGTCCACTGTGTCCATATAGTGTTGTACGGCATACTAAGGTATCTACAGGGGCAAAACTCTCTTTGTAGGTGGAAAAGTATGGATGAGGTACTCTATGAGCTTGTAGGGCTTCTAAGGTTCTTAGTTTATTACCAGCCAACTGTACATTCTGTAGCTTGTTTATTTGTCTAGCATTTCCTATATTACCTTTACCATTACCCCAATTGATAACTACATCTGAATTTTTACCTCTAAATCTAGAACCAGTGATTGACAACATCTTAATTCCTAGGTACTTAGCTAATGCCTTACCTGAATTGGATATACCATATCTATTTAATCTTACTCTACTCATAATAATTTACCTCCTATTGGATATTCTTTAGTAGACATCTAAGACTCCACCACTATGCTTTTAATAGTATTAAACTTTACAAAAGTTGTTCCTGAGTACTCTTCTTCATCTATATATTTAATTTTTATACCTCTGTCACTAAAATGGGCATACTTTACCTCTACTTTATCATATATTCTTCCCTCTTTAGTAGTAATAGCTACTACATCCTTTAGTCTTAATATATTAAGTGCTCTAAGTGTTACTGTAGTCCGTATAGGCTCTCTGAAAGTAACTGAGCTTCTCTCAACAGAAACACCAGCAAGCACTGTTATAAGCTCTTCATACTTCTTAGGTTTTTTAGTCATATATGCAAACCAGCCATTAGTACTTACTGCTTTACTATGGTATCCTGTATACTTAATAATAGACTCTAAGTACTGTACATATGCCTTAAGGTTAGCTGTCTTGTTAGTCCCCTTAAAGAAACGGGCTTCAATAGTATCAGAGTTTTGTTCATTAAGATATAGACTTCTTCCTCTACCTGATGTACTTCCATTCTTCTTACTATGTATCTTACCACTAGGAAGTAGCTGGCAGTAGTCAGTTAGAGCTCTTCCTCCTACTATAGTAGATACATCCTCCATCTTATGCATAAGGAAGTAGAATAGGCTATAGTGTTTATCATCTTTAAAGGCACTACGACTAATATGTATATGACACCCATTCTCCTTTCTCTCCTCAGCAGGAACATTACTCATACCCTCTAACCAACTACCTTTCTTCATAAGTTCACTGAAACTATGAGGGTGGCTAACTATTTCAGTCTGGTATCCCCTCCCACAGATAGAACTATCAGACTTAAGGAATACACTCTTCTTATGCTTGTACATAAACTTAGCTAACTCTCCTCTATCAGTTGATACCTCAACTTCTAAGCCATACCATACTGGTGTATCCTTATCAGCAGGTATCTGTGTACCTAAGAAGTTATACTTAGGTCTATATGAGTAGCCATTGTTAGTTGTGAGTTCCTCTTGACAAGTCTTACACATTATTGTGTCTTCATCAAGCTTAAGAGTAGTAATACCACCACAAGTATTACACTTATGGAGCTCATCAATATTAACAAGCTCACCAGTAGTAGTGTTAATCATATACTTATAGTTTACTTGTACTTCTACATCACTAAACTTATGTTGCATATCTATAGGGATACCTTCTACCTTACCAATCCAATCAAGGTGTACAACTAGCTTAGCACCTGCAAAATTCTGAAGAAGGAAACCATACTGCTCATCTCCTGCCTCACCATAAGGTAATACACCTACTACTATACTCTCTCTAAAGTTATGCTCAGCTATAAGGGCAGAGTTATAGGCTATACCATCTTCTCCTAATTTACCATCTTCTGTCTCATAGCATAACTTAGCTATCTGTCTCTCTGTCTTTAACTTTATTTTATAATCTAGCATATTAATTTACCTCCTACAGTAAGTGTGTTGTTTATTAATTCATATCTTCTTCTAAAGGGTGCATATCTACTTGAATGATGTCCCTTAACAGTCTCAAGGAATAAAGGACAATCTCCTCCATCATTGCTTGGATATTCAGTTGCAAACTCTACTATCTTTACCACTTGCCCCTTTATACCTATTTCATCTATATCACATAGAAGTCTAACTCTATCTCCTATTTTTGCTCTCTTTATTGAAACCATTTAATACTCCTTACCATATAATTCTAATAAGAGTATACTACCTAATAAAGCTACTACAGCTAATATTATATACTCATTACCTAATGGTGTATACATTACTTACTCTCTTTATATCTATTATGTTGTTTCTTAGTACCTTTAGGGGCATCTAAGTGACCATAACTTATACTCTTCTTAAGATACTGTCTCTCCCAACCTTTCATTCCTACAAACTCTGCATCTATCTTTTGATTATGTCTTTGCTTACTCATATTATTATTACCTCCTCAGGTAGTTGTTGTTGTTGTTAACTCCCTAAGTGTTTTTCTAGGGGTATTTTTTGTAGACTTCCTACATTGTTACTTATTGTAACACTTTTATCCTCTTATTTACTACCTACATATAGCCTTTATAGTGTAACCAATATATTATTGTTGTATACTTATTACTTATATATACTATACTCTTATCAATATATTTAAACATTAAGCTAATACTCTTACTAATGCATAACAGCCTACAACTATTAATACTATACTCCAAGTTGGTAGTGATGTATCATCCTCTAAGCTATCTTCTAACTTATCAATCTCACTCTTTAACTTATAAATCTCTTCTTTTGTTAGTTCTTTATCTGTTGTTCTCATTATACCCTCCTCAGAGTCCTTTTAAGTGCCCTTAAAGGGCTTATCTGTAGTTACCTACACATTAATACTACTTACTACTTTATACCCATATAGGGTAACTATAGGTTAGGCTACCTCCTCTGAGATTATTTTACTAGAGACTAAACCCAGTAGTTTATTAAGCTCTTCCTGGGACATACTATTAACAGAGGTAGCTATTTTATCATAAGATAATTTAACTACTGTTCCCTCTTCTGTTATTGCTACTTTATACTCTTGTTTTAACTCTATCAGTTTAGTTCTAAAGTTGTTATTATATGCAAAGTCCTTGTTTTTTACCTTACTAAGCTTACTTTTAACACTCTTTAGTATACTTTTATCCTCATATTCTCTATCTATATAAGATAATAATGTAATAGCCCCCTTAATATTCTCATAAGTAAGGTCATTTAGGTATGTTATTACTTTTAACTCACTATACTTCTGAGATACATTAAGAACTCTACTTACACCAGCTCTGATACTGTCTGATTTGATTGTATCCTTTAGATATGCATTCATATCCTTTCTTAGAGCCTTAATATTCTCACTTGACACCTTAATAAACTCATTATGTGCTAATGTGAATAATTGCTTACTTGTGGTGTCTAAACTTATACTACTTGCCTGTACTGAAGCCACTTGTGACTTGAATTTAATTGATAACATTATGTTACCTCCTGATTTATAAAATATTGTACCTAATAGGCACTAAAGTACCCTACTAATAGGATACTAAGCACTTACTTTTTTATAGTATAGACTGAAACCATTTACTTATAATACTTCATATTAGTATTTTCTTCACACACTCCAGCCATAATTAGTTTCTGTCTATTCCTATAGTGAATTACTCTGCCTTTACTGGTATTACTATTCACATTAACACTATCATTGTTATACTTAGTAGGGCACACTGTTACCTTACCACCTTTAACTTTATACTCTCTCATCATATCATTATATGTCATAATAATATTCTCCTTATATATGTATTATATACCTACTTTATAGGCATAATGCTACATATAGTAGCCTACTTTTAATTCATCAGGTAATAGTCCACCTATCCAGCTATGGCTCATGCTGGCTCCCTTATAAGTTGTCACGATATACACACATATATCCTACTTATACAATATTAAACCTAGTTACTTCATGGAGGTTTTCACCCTCTCAGTACATCAATGTCAAGGTCACTTTATAGATAGAGTAGAGTTATCAGTACTAAAAGTATAGTAAATAACTCTCTATCAAAGCTGTTAATATTACTCTAACATAATAAGACACTATATAGCTTACTATTATCTACTAACCCTCTTCATTATATATTGCTTATAAGACTTATATACTTTGCTTATCTTAGATATATAACTACTAAGTGTAGTAATAAACTATTGTTGTTGTGTTACTTATTACTCTTATGAGTAGCTACAGTTTATAGACTTAATCGTTTGGTCTTGTAGATTATAACATAATAAAGCTTAAAGTATGCTTAAGGATTAACCCCTAAGTGCCTTTAAGTTTCTCTTTGTTACCTATCCTAGTCCTAACTCTCACATCTAAGATGCTTAAGTAAGTATATTATACAGTAAGTAAGCTTAAAGCCCTCTTAAAATATAACATAATAAGTCAATCCAGTGATTAACCTATATGTTATAAGCTTAATGAGTAGTATATATAAGCTAAACAAATAACTATTATATAACTCACTATGTTTCTAATGTCAAACATTATTTATCCTTATCTCTCTTTGTTACCTATCCTAGTCCTAACTCTCACATCTAAGATGCTTAAGTAAGTATATTATATAGTAAGTAAGTAAACAAAAGGTAAACAAGTATATTTCCAGTAGATACACAAACCAGCAACTAAGTATATAAGAGCTTTAAGGTTATATAGGTGTTTTAGAGTATGTTAGAGTGTGTATAGTGTAGTTATGCTCTTGTAGCCCCCTTAGAATTAATATAAGAGGTATACAAATAATAGAAAGTAAGAAATAAGGGCTTAATGGCTTAAGTTTAGGGTGTATCTGTAGTAGTACCCTCTTAAAATGAGTTGGTAGTAGTTTAGTGTGTATACCAAATAAAGTAAACAGATAGTAAATAGAAACAAGGGGGTAATAGTCCTAGCATAAGGTAATAACAAAAGGTAATAACAAAAGGTAATAACAAAAGGTAATAACAATATATACTATAGTAACTTACTAAGGTATAGGTAGTATAGGTATAGGTAGTATAGGTAGTAACAGTATAGGTAGTATAGGTATAGGTAGTAATAGTAATAGTATAGGTAGTAACAGTTAGATAACAGGTAGATAACCTTTGAAGTAGCCCCTATGGGGGGAGTAGCTAGTAGGGAGCCCATAAAAGACACCACTGAGATATTTGTAATACTTCTCCATTCAAGCCCCTCTAAGAGTACTCCTTCTATACCTCTATTCCCCTTAAAACCCCTGGCTCTCAGAGGAATATTCCAGAAGTTCTTTACTCTTTCTGTATTTTTTGTAGACTTCCTACACAGGCTTGTCCTAAGTAGGCTTGGACCTTCCTACACAGTCCCTTACCTTAGGAACCTACTACTACCTCCAAGTCTACTAGTACCACCTAATCTAGCTGTAGAGTATATCTTATCATTAAGCCAGTCCATCATCTCCTGCTCCTTGATAGCATCTAGTCTACTCTCAGCATTTACTACTACCATATCACTTATATACTGACAACCTATAGCCAGACAATCTATTCTATCATCATGTGGTATACACCCTTTATCATAAGTCATATGAGTTAACTGATACATAAGACTATATTGTAAGTTATCTGCTGGGTTCTTCTGTACCCACTCTATCTCACTCCTAACTCTATCCTCATTAAAGATAAGTTGATGGTTAGTCAAGATAGGGGCTATATTATCTATAATCCTCTTCTCCTTCTGCCCCTTAACCATAAAGTCATCTATTATAGTACAAGGATATACCTTAGTTAACATCTTCCTAAATAGCTCTGTAAACATACCACCACCATAGTTCTTCTCAGGTACTATTTCATTAACCTTATGTTCCTTAGCCTTAAGAGATAGTATCATTAGAGCCTCATCACTAAAGCCTTTCTTAGTACCTCCCCAATCTATAACATAAGCATTACCACTTAGTATGCCTATAACACAGTATGTAGTTTCATCCATACCTGAACCTGATGGGTCAATAGCCATAATCTTCTTATCATACTTCATTGTATCACTAGATATTCTAAGTGGTCTATGGTGTCTATCACCTGTAAAGCCTAAGTTAGGTATATCAATACTATATTCTTTACTACCTGTATAAGCTATAGTCATAGGAGCCTCTTCTGAGTCTACTGGGTGTACTATCATATCAGACTGCTTAAGAGGAAATCTCTCAGCATCACTTAATGTTGTATCTAACATATATTGAAGCTTATAAGAAGCCATACCCTTAAATGCTTGTCTCTCTACTAATACTTCTTTAGGAAATCTTATCTTATCTGTAGCCTCACCTGCTTTACCTTGTAACATAACCCAAGGGTCTAACTTGCCTTCATATACTGACTCATCTTCTGGTACTTGTGCTGGTAGTACTACTGTAGTGTATGGCATCTTATTGTATACACTCTCCATACTCTGTGGTGTACCTAGACATACTATATTACTCTTTAATTCTGGTATTAGTAAATCCTCAAACTCCTTAGCTTGATTAATTAACTTCTCCCTCATCATCTCAGTAGCACTATTAGCTGGTACCTCTATATCATCTGCTAATACAAGACTAGCTCTCTTACCTGTTAACTGACTGCCTATACCTTGTGCAGATACAGAAGGAGCAATAGCTACCTTACATCCTGCTACATCAAAGCTTAATACACTATCTCTATCCTGCTTACTAGGTCTTAAGTGTCTAAGTAGTGGTACTTCTTCAAAGAGTCTTCTAATGAAGGTAGCAATCTCTATAGCTTTAGGTCCACTTGCTGATACTACTATTATCTTCTCATCTGAGTTCCTTAAGAGTCTCCAAGTAGTGTATATAGCCCCTATCCAACTCTTGCCTGTCCCTCTAGCTGCTTCTAATATTATTCTATTAGGATTAGCTCCTACTATCTCAGCCAGTCTTTGTTGTAGTGGTGTACTATTAGGTAGACCAATATTACTATATACATAATCTAAATATGCTGGGAAACTATTCATTAATAAGCTTAATGCTTTATCTTCTTCACTTAATCCTTTACTCATTTCTTCTCTCCTCCTTCTATGCCTCTCAGCATCATTTTAAGCACCCTTAAAGGTCTTATCAGAACCTACCCACCTATTAGTATGGATAGACTCTATAAGAGCTTGTAGAGCCTCTTAGGGCTCCTCTGTGTTCCACTCAGGTTTAGCTAACTCTTCTAATGCTTCTGGATGAGAGTATATAAAGAAGTTTACATTCTCTGTTAATCCCCAATCAGGTAGTAGTAGTCTAAGTTCATCTAAACCATCTATGTTGAAACCAAATCCCTTTAAGAAGTATACTCCATCATTAGAGTATCTCTCTACTGTTTGGTTCATTGTAGCTAAGTACTCAGGTATAGTGTAGTACTCATCTATTGTGTCAGGCTTTAAAAAAGCAACTAATGGTAGTGGTA